GTATTTGAAAACAATTCAGTAGGAACATTTAACCCTACGCTAAACTTTATCAGTAGAGCAACCACAATCCTAACAAATGACCAACTTAAAACTTTGGCATTAAGTAAGAGTAATAAAGAAATAGATGTTGTAATACCTGAATTAGATAAACCAATATGGGTGAATGGGTGGACTAGATTCCCATCAAAAGGAAATTAAAACGAAAGGGAGATTTATTCTCCCTTTTTTTATATTTATAGGTAACTAAATAATATACCTATGAAAAACTTATTATTTCTATTAGCATTTATCCCAACACTAGCTTTCTCACAAGTTAGTAATTGGAGAACAACCCCTCCTCAACAATCACAACCTCAACAAAGAGTAGAAACTCCTAGAGTACAACCATCGGCTCCACAAAGAAACGATGTTAGTAATTGGAGAAATCAACCACCATCAAGAGGATATGATAGACCTATAAGAACAAGACCGGGTTCAAACATAATTGTAAGAGACCCATGGTTAATGAATAATTTTAGATGGGGATGGAATAGATGGGATATGTGGGGAGCACCTGCATTTGGTTGGAATTATTGGAACCCTGGCTTTTACTTAAACGATTGGGGTTATAGACAGCCTGCAAGAGTGTATGTTTATGATAATGGAAAAATGGATACCATCAAAGGTAAGAAACCTGTTATCAGTTTTGGTATTCAAAAAACAGGCGGTAATCAGATTGGTGGTTTCTTTACAATGGGAAACAAAGCATATTTTATAGCTGAATATAATACAACATTTGAAAGAGATAATTCAACATTTTTTCAGTATGGTAATATAACTCAAGTCGATTTTCCAATGGTAAGTGATTTGGTAAAACAAAGTAACTTTTATGTTGGTATTGGTAAGAGAATCAAAAGAACCGGTATCCATATGATGATTGGTAGTGTGACAGAAGATGTGAAGTGGAGAGGTAAGGATGATATTGGATATATTACTTTCCCAAAATATAGAGATAGATTTACAACTGTTAAAGTTGGAGCGTTACATGATTTCAAAAATCTAACAATAAAGTATGATTATGACCCAATAATCAGAAGCAGTACTTTTGGATTGGGTATGAATTTCTAAAATGAAAAAATGGGTATTCGGTTTAATGATAATTGTTATATCTTTATTCGTTACGGAAGCGATAGGACAAACCTATACCCAAACTTATAAAGATAAATGTACCGGTGAGATTAAGGTTGCAACTACCACAATGGTAAACGGATTTGCAACGGTATCATTTTATAATCAGGTTAGAGTATTTTCTCCACAAGAGGTAATGGCAGGTGCAGTTCAACTTTGGATAACTGCAACATATACGGCATACTCAACAATGGGATGTCCAACTAATCAGGTTGTTCAACAAACGGTAACAAACGCAGTAGCACAAGCGGCCGCACAAGCAGCAGCTGCCGCAGCACAAGCGGCCGCACAAGCAGCAGCTGATGCAGCAGCAAAAGCCGCCGCCGATGCAGCAGCAAAAGCAGCAGCAGATGCAGCAGCAAAATCAGCTAGTTCATCGGCATCATCATCAGCAAGTGCAGCAGCAAGTGGAGCAGCAAGTGCAGCAATTCCACCTCCACCAACGGCATCAGCCCCTCCACCAACATCAAGCAGTAGTTCTACCCCACCACCGGCTTCCTCATCAGGAAGCAGTAGTTCTGGAGGTTCTGGAAGCAGTTCTGGTAGTGGTTCATCTTCATCTACGGAAACAAAGACTGAAACTAAAACGGAGACTAAAACTGAAACGAAATCTGAATCAAAATCGGAGAGTAAATCGGAAAGTAAGACTGAAGAAAAGAAAGAAGAAACGAAATCGGAAAGCAAAGAAGAAAAGAAAGAGGAATCAAAGTCAGAGGAGAAAAAAGAGGAGAAGAAGGAAGAATCTAAAGAAGAAAAGAAAGAGGAGAAGAAGGAAGAAAAGAAAAAAGAGGAAAAGAAGAAAGCAGTAGCAAACCCAATGATGTTAGCATCTGATTTGGCTGGAACGGAGGATATGGAAGGTAGATATGCTGTAATGATGAGTTTTGGTGTATCTAAATCATCGTTAATGGGAGATAAATCATATTCAGCTACCGCACTTATTTGGAGTACCCTAAACCAATTTGCATTGAGTGCTGGGGTTACTAAGATGGATTTTGATGAAGGTAAACTAAATGCAATACATTCATACGGAACTACATTTGCATATCTTAAAGGAACTCTAATGAACCTTAATGGATATACCTATATCAAACCACATCCTAAATACGGAACATTTGGTTATAATGTGGGTGTAATTACCTTAATGATGCCTAAAATGGGTGAGGGTGGTTATGATGTATCTTTAAGTGCATCCGCAGTTGGATTTTGGATGAAACCTTATCAATATAGTAGAAAAGTTACACTAACTCCACAGGTATTCGTAATGCAATCGCCAATAGCTTGGAATACAATGACTGGAAATAGTTCGGTAAGTAGAACACCTGGTGCAATTATAGGTTTGGGATATGATTATAAAATTAGTAAAAGATTTGGATTATCTACATCATATAGAGGTGCAATGACCTTTGAACCTAACTTTAATTTACTACATAACTTCCAAATTGGGTCAAAAATGATATTTTAGAATAAATCAATATTTATACACATAAAATAATATATTATGAAAAAATTTGTTAATTTCAAAAACATTGCCATAGCAGCATTGGTTATTTACATTCTTTTACAATGGTTTAATCCAGGTGGAGTGATGCCAGGTGGAAGAACTATCCGTATTGAGGGTAAAAAATATGAAGTAATTAAGCACGAAATAGATACGGTTGATATTGTAAAGACTAAGGTGATAACTAAGAAAGGTGAAGATATCTATCATGAAACAATTGTTGAGAAAGAAGTAATCATCCCAGCGGTAATTGATACGGCTGCATTATTAAAAGATTATTACTCAAAAGTATTATACAAAGATACACTAGTTTTACCTGATTCATTAGGAACGGTATCGGTATTAGATACAATCTCACAAAACAAAATCTTAGGTAGAACTTTTAACGCAAGTGTTAAACAAAGAACTATCAAAGAAACTATGATTGTTAAAGAGCCTGCAAAAACTCAATTATATTATGGTTTGAATGCTGGATTTAACAAAGAAGATTATGTTTCTGCAGTTGGAGCTGGTTTAATTCTTAAAACTAAAAAAGATAAAATCTATAACTTAAACATTGGTGTAAACAATAGAACTGTTGATGGAACTAATGGTTCGTTCTCACCTTATGTTGGATTTGGTACATATTGGAAAATTAAAGTAAAAAAATAATATGATAAAGCTTACTCAACTAAACGAAGCATCTGAAGTAAAATTCAAAGAATTAAAACCTATTCAACAAAAACAGGTTGTGGCATTTCAAAGAGTAATTGGTGCAGACCATTCTCAAATTTTTTCTGGTATTCACGGAATGGTTGTAGATATTCCAGCAAGAGGTAATTTTGGAACTGGTTATCGTTTTGGAGCTGATACTCTTAAAAAATTATTAGCATTAAAGATTCGTTGGGTTGAAGCGGATGGTGATGTAATTTCAATAGGATTTTAATATGATAAGTCTTAAGAAAATATTAAAAGAAGCAAAAGTAGATTATCAAGTATACCATAAAACATACTCAGCAGCAATAGCTACGGCTAAAGCATATGCGGAGAAAAAAGGATATGAAGTTGATGATGAAGATTCTTTTAATAAAATAGGAATGGGCCCTAGAAAACCATCTGCTGGTAAAACAAATAGATTTTCAATTGAATTAACTAAAAACGGAAAACCACAAAAAAAGTTGTTACATATTCAAGTCTATAATATGGGAACTTTTAAAAGAGATAAAGATGGTTCTCTTGTTAGAAGTATGTATGGTGGGCAAAACGAATACGAACTTAACTGCTATATTAATTAAATGAAACTTTCAGAGTGTATCATTGTATCTAAAGAGATAAAAGATAAATTTATCCTAGCTAAGAATAGAGATAGAGCTTATAATCCATCTTTAGAAATTGTACACACTATTATCGATGGTGTAGAAGTTGCATATCTGCACGATTTAATAACTGATTGGAGTGAAGGTTTAAACGAAAATGGAATCGGTGTTGTAAACGCAGCACTATTAGTTGGACATGATGAAGCTGAAGCTAAGCTTGTAAAGAAAGCTGGAAAGCCAGGACCTGATGGGGATAAGATGAGAAACATTATTAAGCAACCTACTCTAATGGATGCGGTACGAGCTACACTATCATATAAGGGCAAGAGTGGGATGTCTTTAAAAGGTCATACATTCGTATCATCTCCAAAACATATGGTTAGTATTGAAACTACATCGAAGCATAAGCCGGATGTTAAACTTCAAAACTCCGAATCACCTGTTGTTCGTACAAATCACGGACATATGTTCACCGATGCTGGATACACACATGGTGAAAAATATCTAAGTTCAAAATTGAGAAAGATATCAGCTGAAAAATCAGTTGATAAAGTTGAAGATTGGAAAGTAATAGCACAAGCTATGAGAAAGGAATACTTTCCAACTAAACCTCAATTGAATATGAAAAGAGATACAAAAGAGATGTCTACATCATCTCAAACTGTAATGAACCTAACTGATAAGGTTTTACAAATAACATACTTTAAGAACAAAGTAAACGAATTCAAAGGTATCAATAGACAACTACCTGAAGGATATCAACCTAAGATTACAATTGAAGTAATCCCAGTTTAATTTCAACATTTTAATAGAATCATATTTATATACATACAAAATGTAAATATATTAATATGTCAAACGATTTCGAATTATTTCCCGGCAAATCCCTAAATGGATTGTTTCAGGATATATACAACAACCAAGTACATAAGAAAGCAAGAATCAGCGATTTAATCAATGATTTAAAAAATATGGTTAGAAGTCCAAGCGATATGGGTAACTTAGGACCATTAATCAATTCACTAATAGATAGTTCAATTAGAAATGATGACCATTTGGTTAAGTTAGCAGCTATCGCTACAAAGATTGTAGCAGCTGATAAAAAGACTGAAGGGCAAGAAGGATTCCTATCACCATTTGAGAAAGAACAATTACTTAGAGATTTAGAAAATACTAAGGAAGAAGTTGAAAGAGTTGATGATTTGGAATTTGAAATGGAAGAACTAAAAAAGAAAATGAAATAATATGGATAGGTTAAGCAGAATATCAGCAAATAATAATGTAGATGTACAAAAGCAAGATTTAAGTAAAAAAGTAGGTTTTGTTGCTCATATAATACTTGATGAAAATGATTCTCTTGCTAAAGCAGATAAATTAGGTTCTCAATCTATCGGACAGATACGATATAGACAAAGTAGTGATTTATCAATACCGGCACAACAATTACCAAAGGCAAATCCATTTGATAAAAATTTTAAAAGTTTACCGATATTAAATGAACAAGTTGAAATTTATGAAGGTGAGCAAGGTAATTTTTATTACAGAAGAATTGGTACGGATGATAATCCTACCGAAAGTGCATTTATAAATTCAAATGCAAAAAACTTCTCTCCTGAAAAGGATGAAAAACAAACAGTAAATAATTATCAATCTACCGCACAAACTAAAATTGTAGGTACTAATCAAGATGAATCAAAAGCTGCTGGTTCTTTTGGAACTTATTATCAACCACAAACAGGAGTACATAAATTAAAATTATATGAGGGTGATACTTTAATAGAAAGTAGATTTGGACAATCCATACGATTTTCAGCTTATAATAATTTAAATGGTGGGCAAGATGCAAATGGAAATCCAAAACCAGCATATGCACCAACGCTTATAATTAGAAATGTAGAATCTTCTGAAAATAATAAAAAAGAAAGAGGTGTTAGTATTGAAGAAGATATAAATCGTGATGGTAGTATTATAGCTATGACATCTGGACAACATCAATCTGGATTTATTCCGGGTACTGTTGATGATAAAGGAAAATCTGATTTCAAAACACAACCTGATTCATTTGGCGATTTACCAAAATTAATAGGAGACCAAATGTTATTGAGTTCTGGTAGAATAATTCTTTCATCAAAGAATGCAGAAACATTAATATATTCTAAAAAGAATTTTGGAATAGTATCTGATGGCGCAGTTTCTATTGATACTAAATTGGGAATGGATATTAGTGTTGGTGATGATATTAATATTGTAACTGCTGATAGAGATGTTAATATTGTAAGTGGTAAAGGTAGTATATTTTTGGGTAGTGAGGATTTGGAAGCAATGGTTAAAGGTAAAAAATTAGTAGAATTATTAAACGAATTACTTCAAGCAATATTAGACCAACAATATTTAACACCATCAGGCCCATCCGCAATAGGTCCTGTTAATAGAGCAACATTTGCATCAATACAATCTAAATTGGATAATGTGTTAAGTAAATTAAATCAAACAGCTTAATATGTCTTGGCAAATATTTAAAGATAATATTTTGAGATATGCAAATAATCCAGAAGCAATTCAGGATATAGATACTATTGCAAAAGTGTGGGCAATAGAATATGATGGAGCAGTTAAACGTGGAGGTGATAGTGTAAATAGAATTGCAGTTAAGCAAGGTAATGTTGAGGGTATGACTCAAATATTTAAAGCAGCTTTATTGAAAGGACAATCATCAACAGGCCCATATGATTTAGTTGGGGAAATGGGTAATGGAGTTTTGGCATATTGGGGTGGTGCAATTTTAAATGAATTTCCAATACCAACAATACCAGCACCCGGTTCAACTATAAATGTTTCAATAGTTTCTAATTTAGTAAATAATGTTGGTGTTTGGCAACCACCACTAACAATTTCAACACCATCCGCAATAGAAGCTTCTCAAATAATGTCAGAAGAAGAAATTATTGGAGCTAAAGAAGATTTAGAAGCTGCAAAACAAGAGAAAGAATTACTACAAGAAGAAATACAAGAAAATCCATCAGAAGAAGCTGAATTTAAACTAGAAGCGGTTGAGGAGCAAATAGAATTTCAAGAATTTAGATTAGAAACGGGAGAAAACGTTTCAGCACCGTATGATGAGGGTGTAGTAGAAGAAGAAATCGCATATGAATCAAATACAGAACCAAATAAAGAAGAATTATTAAATATAGGTTTAAAAATAGTAAAATTTGCTAAGAAGGATATCGGTACACTTGAAAATCCGTTACCACCAAATAAACCTGAAAACTCTGGAGCTAGAGTTTTGGAAATGCTAAAAAACACAGGAATAAACGGACCAGCTTATTGGTGTGCAGCTGCAGTTACTACATGGTATAAAGCAGCTGGTGCAAAATATCCAAAACCTGGAAGTGCATCTTGTGATGTTTGGATGAATTGGGGAAAGAAAAATAAGTTATTCAGTACAACTCCGGTAGTAGGGGCTGCTATTTTATATGGTTCATCTACAGATGCACATCATATTGGCATTGTTGAAAAAATTGAAAATGGTATTATCACAACAATTGAAGGGAACACTTCTGGTGGTGGATTTAATAGAAACGGAGTTGGTGTATTTAGAAAAACTCCTAACAAAAAAACAATAGTTGGATATGTACTCCCAAGTGAATAATATAATATGTCAATAATATCTCCAAATAATAATACAAGCTTAATAATAGATGATTTTATTAATTATGCAACTTCACATCTATCAACAATAGGTGGTGTGATTAATACTGTATCGTTATATCCACCATTACAAACTCCTGGACCAGGTATTATTTTGTGGACAGGATATACGGTAACACCTGCAAAGCCGGGCAGTAGTGTAGCTCCAATAGAAGAAGTTGATACAACTGCGATAGAAATGAATGATGCTCAATTATTGGCATCCGATAATGCTACATTAGAAGGAGCTGATATAAATGAAGCAACGGTTGTGGCATTTGAAGTACCACAAGAATCAGAACCACCGACATTTGAACAAATAGAACAAACAGAATTGGAATTTATACAAGATGCGGAAAGTGAACCAGACCCAGAATTATCTGAAGAAGATAAACCAAAACGTGGTATTGAGCCTGAACCAAATTATAAAACTAAAGTAAAAGTACCATATGAATTAGTTATAGCAATGAAAAAATATGGAATTGCTACTACTAATTTAGAAAGGGCTCATTTCTTAGCACAATGTGACCATGAATCGGGTGGATTTATATATAAGCAAGAACTTGCATCTGGAAAGGCTTATGAAGGTAGAGCAGATTTGGGAAATACTCAAACAGGAGATGGTGTTAGATATAAGGGTAGAGGATACATACAACTAACTGGTAGAGCAAATTATAGAAAGTTTGGACCTGTTGCTGGGGCTGATTTTGAAGGTAACCCAAACATTGTTGCATCCGAATATTATGCAGATACAGCATGTATGTTTTGGAAAAGCAATAAATTAGGTAAAAGATGTGTGGATGATACCACAACAAGTATTAAAGTAGTTACCAAAAAAATAAATGGTGGATATAACGGATTGGATGATAGAATACGAAAATTCACAAAATATTGGACAGAATTACAAAAAGACCCAACTCTTTGGACTTAATTCTTAAAATAATCAATTCAAATATTTATAAACATAACAAATGAGATAATATGGATACTGATAAACTATTAAAGGCCATACAAATCCTTATTAAAGAGGAATTAAAAGAACAACTTCCAGCATTAATTAAGGAAACAGTGAAGGCTGAAATGAAAAAACTTATAGCAGAAGGTAAACAAACTGCTGTAAAACCTAAAAATACTGGATTATCAATGGCTAAGGCTATGTTAGATGATGAACAAATTGAAGAAGTAGTGCAAACTAAACAAACAGCACCAACAAAGCAATACAGTAAAAATCCAATGATTAACCAAATTCTTAATGAAACAAGAGGTGGTATTCCGCAAGGAGATAGTGGGTTTAGAACAATGAACTTTGGACAAGGTGATATGGGTTCAATTGTAGGTAAAACTGCATTAGCTGAGAAAATGGGGTATGGTGAAATGGCTAAAGGACCTCAACCAACTGGATTGGGTGTAAACACTGGAGTAGCTGAAATAGATAAAGCGCTAAATAGAGATTATTCAGAACTTGTAAAAAGATTTAAAAAGAAATAATGGCTATTGTACTTGGTAAAAAAATGATGATTGATACAAAAGAGTATGAAGAATACGCTATTGGTATCACTTTGCCAATTCAAATAGGTAATACAGCATTTAATCAAAGTTTTAAAACAATAGACCAAGCTAGGTCTAATATAAAGAATTTATTACTTACTAAAAAATATGAAAGGATAATGCAACCTGAATTTGGAAGTGGATTGCAAGAACTTTTATTTGAAATAAATGATGAGGAATTTGCTGATAAAATGGAAAATACAATAATTGATACTATGGCTTTGTGGTTACCATATATAACTGTTGAGAATATTGATATAAACCAATCAAACGAATTAAAAAATTCAAATAGCGTAGAAGTTTCTATTTCTTTTAGAGTAGGTGATACTGCAAATTTGGAAACTGTAACATTTAATGCACAAGTATAAAAAATGGCTATAAACACAATAAATAAAAACTTTAAGAATAAGGGAAAGGATATAAAATACCTTAATAAAGATTTTGCAAGCTTTAGAGAGAATCTAATTGAATTTAGTAAAACTTATTTTCCAAAAACGTATTCTGATTTTAATGAGTCATCTCCTGGTATGATGTTTATAGAAATGGCATCTTATATTGGAGATGTTTTATCATATTACACAGATGATACTTTAAAAGAATCGTTAATGCCATACGCTGAAGATATTCAAAGTGTGATAGCATTATCTCAATTTTTAGGATATAAACCAAAAGTAACATCTCCTGCGATATCAACATTATCTGTTTATCAATTAGTACCATCAATTGGAACTGGTGTAAATAACGAACCTGATGCTAGATTTTATCTTCGTATTAAGGAAGGTATGACTGTAGCTTCATCTAAAAATAATGTTCAATTTATAACAACTGACGTTGTTGATTTTTCAAATGAAACGGATAGAGAAATTGTAATATATGAAAGAGATATAAACACTGGAGAAGCTACATTCTATTTAATAAAAAAATATGTTCAAGTAATATCAGCAGAAAGACAATTAAAAGAAATTGATTTTGGTAACTATGAATCATTTCAAATTATAAATTTAGATGAAACAAATGTTATTCAAATATATGATGTAAGAGATAGTAATGGAAACAAATACTATGAAGTACCATATCTAGCACAGGAAATGATATTTTTAGATTATCCAAATGTAGAATCAAATGACCCGGATTTATACCAATTTAAATCAACAGTTCCATACATTTTAAAAACAATAAAAACTCCAAAAAGATTTACTGTTAAAATAAATGAAGATAGTACAACAACTATTCAATTTGGAGCTGGTGACCCAACCGCATCTGATGAGCAATTAATTCCAAATCTTAAAAATGTTGGATTAGGATTGCCGAATTCAATTAGTAGATTAGAGGAATCATTTGACCCAACTAATTTCTTAAAAACAAAAACATACGGAACATCACCAGCAAACACAACAATAACTGTAAGTTATTATACGGGTGGGGGAGTTAATTCAAATGTACCGACTGGTGAACTCACTAAAATAAATTCAGTAGAGTTCGAAGAAAATACAGCATTATTTAACGCAGCTGAGAGAGTTATATATAATTCAGCAAAAAATTCATTAGCAGTTGATAATGAAGTTCCAGCGGTAGGTGGTAGAGGCCCAGAAACTATTGAAGAAATTAGACAAAATGCATTAGCAAATTTTGGAGCACAAAACAGAGCAGTAACTGCAAAAGATTATCAGATAAGAGCTTTATCAATGCCAACTAAATTTGGTTCTGTTGCAAAAGCATTTGCGGTTGCAGATGGTACATTAGATAACAATTCACCATCATCAATATTAGCATCTCCAAATCATTTGCAAGAATTTACGGATTTAGTTATGAGTTTTGTTAATAAGCCAGACTCGGAAGAACCAACGTTATCTAGTGTTCAAAGTGAAATTACTAAATTTTTAATTGGTAAAACATCAAATGAAAATGAAAAAAATAATCCATTTGCAATTAACTTGTATTTGTTAGGTTATGATGTAAACGGACATATTACAAATTTGAATAGAGCAGTAAAAGAAAATCTTAAAACATACTTCAATGAATATAGAATGCTTACTGATGGTATTAATATAAATGATGGGTTTGTTATTAATATAGGGTTGGAATTTGAAATTATAGTTTATCCAAATTATAATAAAAATGAAACACTTACAAAAGCAATAATAGAATTAAAACAATATTTTGATGTTAATAATTGGCAATTTAATCAGACAATAAATTTAAATGAAGTTGAATTACTATTAGCAAATATAGAAGGTGTACAATCAGTACCTTCAATGAAAATAACAAATAAATGCGGTGGAGAATATTCACCAAATTCATATAATATAAATGCGGCTACTAAAGATAAGATAGTTTATCCATCTTTAGACCCATCCGTTTTTGAAATTAAGTTTCCTGATGCAGATATTAAAGGTAGAGTAAGATAATGGCATACTATTTTATAACAGCATCAAAAGATGCAACGGTATATCTCCAACAACCAAATCAAAATACTGGTTTGGATGAGATATTAGAAATAAGCAAACTATATTATGGTAACATAAAAGATATAGCTCATGCTTTATTAAAATTTGAAGTAGGATACTTATCTGCATCTTTATCAAATACTACATTAAAAATGAACGAAGCAACTCTTGTTTTGAAAGAAACAAAGAGTGAAGAAGTTCCATTAGAATATACAATTTATGCTAATGCGGTTTCTGGTGCTTGGGAGATGGGTAAGGGTACTCGTTTTGATAATATATCAACAACTGGTGTAACTTGGAATTATAGAGAGGGAGATTCTAAATTAGATTGGCTTCAAAATAATTTTAACGCAGGTACAACGGCTAGTGTAAACAATGGAGTTGGTGGAACTTGGTGGACTGCATATGAAGCATCGCAAGGATTTAATTATGAAACAGCTGATATTAATATGGATGTTAAATCTTTATTAAGAAGTTGGATGAGTGGTTCTATTCCAAATGATGGTATTATATTAAGACATGCAATTGCTAAAGAAGTTGATACACAAGACTATGGCTCTATAAAAGTATTTAGTAAAGAAACAAATACAATATACCAACCAAAGATTAGAATAGGTTGGGATGACCAATCATATGTAACTGGTTCTTTAATTGCTTTAACTTCGGAAGATATAAAAGTAGGAGTTACTAATTTAAAAGCAGAAGTTAAGCTTGGAACTAATCCAAAGATAAGAATATTTGCTAGAGAATTATATCCTATTAAAACTTTCACAAATCAGTTTTCATATAGTACATCTCATTATTTACCAACATCATCATATTATCAAATTAAAGATGTTGCATCGGATGATATTATTATTCCGTTTTCTGATTACTCTAAAATTAGTTGTGATGAAACTGGTAATTATATAAATTTAAATCTTTCTAATTGGGAGGCTGGTAGAACTTATAAAATAGAATTTAAAATTGATATGAATGGAAACGTTCAATATTTTGATGAAGATATAACATTTAGTATTGTAAAAAATTAAGATGGCTCAGAAAACTGGATTGCAAAATGAAGCATTGATAAGTGAACTTTTAGTTAGTGGTTCGTCTGCTATTAAAACTAAAAATGATTTTGGTATTCACGCATTTGAGCAAACAAGTAATTCAGATGGTGTTATATCTGCTAGATTAGTAAAACCAAAATATAATCAATCCGAATTAGTAAAATCAATTGATACGGTAATATTTGAATTATTACCTGTGGCACCACCGCCAGTAGATGATAGAATACCAAGACCAATATATAATCAGGTAACACAATCGGTAATTGACTTAACCGCACAGGTGGAAGAATTAACTACTGAAGTTTTTACACTAAGAGCAAAAGTTCAAGATGTTGAAATTGTATCTGAAAGTTTAAAAGTACAATTGGATTTAAAAGATTTAAATGTAGCATCTTCTCAAAATCAAGCCGGACAATTAACATCTAAAGTTAGTAGTACAATTACTGAATTACAAAATTCAATGCAAAAAGGAACATTAGAAGCAATTCAAAGAGTTTCTTTATTTGCTAGAAATCAATCATTGGAGCAGGAGTTAAGTGCATTGAGAGAGGCTGTATCTGCAAAAGAACAGGCATTAGCAGCTGGAGCGGTTTCAACGGGTCAATTGGCAAGTATATTATTTGATGGTGGTGGTGACCCAACAAAGTCTCCTGTTGAAGGTATAATGATAGCTATGGATTATGGTGGAGGATATGGTTCAACTGCAAGTGCTGGTAAATTTGCAAAGAGTGGAGGGCCATTCCCAAATACATTTAGAAGTTCATTTGAAGTAATTGCATCATCTGCATTGGCAGGTGGTAAAGAAATTGAAGTTGATGTTAAATTTAGTGGCGGTAAAATGACAAAATCTCCTTTTGATTTTGGATTCACGCTTCCTGTAAAAGTTAAAGGAGGCGATACAAAGAAATTTGATATGAGTAAACCATCTACATTTTTAGGAACGATACCAGGTTCACATGGAAGTAGTTTATTTTCTCGTTCAAAAGCAACAGTATATGATTATACTATGACCGTATCAGTAACATCCGAAGGTAAGACGGAAAACAAAGAATTTAAAATGAGATTATACCATCACGGATAAATAATATAATATAATGGCAATAAAAACATTTAAAGAAATACTAGATAATAAAGGATATCGAATAAACTCAAATGATAGAAAAATATTTGAGCAAGGTAATTTTCAATCTTTTTTTGGATTAAGTAATTCTGATGCTATTGAATTTGTTGTTTATGATGTAAACGATAATCAATTACCACAAAGAGATGGTAAATTAGTTAGATATATTCCATTGACAAACCAAAGTATATCAGATTATTTTATGATAGCAGAAGGTACTATATTTCAAAAATATAAATTACCAAACGAATATTTTATTGATGTTGAAAGATTATTACGAGAAGCGGGATATAACAATGGTATATTTAAAACACAAATTACACTACTTAATAAAAGAGTAGGTAGTGAAAATGATGATGATAAATTATGGATTTCTGAAATATCCCCATCAAGAACAGAAGTAAGATTGTTCCCAATAAAAAGTAAAACTGGTATAAATAAAGAATTGGAAGAACGATTTGGATTATTTTTAAGCGGACAAGAATTTAGAGATGATACAATAAATTCGGCATTTAATTTTATAGAAAAAATAACACCAACTGTTATTGGTACTTTTATGAAACAAAAATATAGTGAAGCTTGGGTGAATAAAATGATTGGAGAATTTAAAATAAAAAGCTTTGAAAACTTTTTAACTTTAATTCATACAAAATTTTTAGAATCGGCAATATATGAATTTACTGGAAAAATATCTGATTTTAATGATATTAATTATGGTAAACCAAATGGAGCTGCACAAAAAATAGCATTATCTAGAAAAGAGATAATTGAAATATGCAAAAAACTTTTAGTATCATCTGTTAATTATAACTTACCTAAACAAGACATTACTAATAAAGCTACATTTGATACAAAAATAGATGCATCATTTGATGAAGTTGGTAATGTATTACAAAAATTAGAATCAGAAACTGTGGTAGATACTGCATCTCCAATACTAAAAGTAGCAGTAGTTAGGAAATTAATTCAAACGGATGTAGAATTAGAATTGGAGAAAAAAATTAAAAAAGAATTGCCAGAACCAGACGTAATAATAGTTGCACCAGTAGAAGAACCACCATACACACCACCATCATATGGCGGAGGCGGTGGAGGCGGCGGTGGTAGCATCTACCGAGAATACGATACATTGGATAGACAGAATTTGACAGATGGTGGTATGGGTAGAGAACGAATCCAATTTCAATAATATAAAATTAATAAATGAAAGCAATAGACGAAATATTATTTGATAGTGGACTAGGTTCTAACAATTCCTTTAATGAAAGTATTTCACAAGAAATATTTAATGGAGGTGGAGGAGGCGGCGGTGCTATATCAACTGGTGGTGGAAGTTCTGTTGTACTTACCAATACGCCAGGAACACCTCTATCTAATGATACATATGTAGTAAGCGTTTCATCAAATATATCAAATGCATCTATTTTAGTAAATGGTGAAAATACATTTAAAACTACACCAAATACTGTAAACATTAATTTATCAGATATATTGGGTGGTGGTGATAGGGTAATCACTATTGAAAAAAGTGGATACAAATCATCTGAAAGATATGTAGTAACATTAGTACCAAATCCTGAGTATAATTTAAATATAGATTTCAATATTAACCCTGCATCATCTATATTTGGTGGAATGGGTGGAAATTTTGGTGTTAGTGGATTGGCTATGTTTAATAGTATTCCTTCTATTGATACAACTCAACCAATATATTCCAATACTCCATACTATAAACTTAATATAAGATATTTTAGTGGTGAATTTGAGCAACTATATGATGATAATGGTGGAAACATTAAAAACATTTCTTTTACATTAGAAACTAATAATGTAACGCCTATTGAAGATACAATTGTAGTTCAATCTACAACTATATCTTTGGATGGAAGTGATGATTCTGCAATAGCTGTAATAAGTGATGGAAATGGTATAACAGAAAGAATTAGTTTAAAATCAGGAATAAATAATATAGTAGCTGCAGCTGGTAGTTTTGTTACGATACAAACAGCTAATATCAATTCGTATAGAATAACAACTATACAAATTCAATCAGAAGAATTTGAAACAAAGACATTATCAGCAACATCTGATACCGAAAGTATTTCTACAAAATTAACATTAGATGGTTCTAAATTTGGGGCATCTGTATCTACGGAAGCATTTGAAACAGTTAATGTAAACACCCCAATAATATCATTAATTGATAATGAAAAGCGAGAATATAATATAAATTCAAAAGCAGATGTTCCAATTGGCATATTAAAAAATACAAATACAACATCTATTGAATTAAGAATTAATAGTATTATTTATAATTTTAATAACTTAGGTGATAGTGATAGAGCTGTAATATTAATACCGGCAAAGGTATTCACAAAAATTGGAAATTATAAAGTTATATTAACACCAAAATCAGCAGGAACATCTAGATTATTTGGTATAAACGGAACTGATGGAGAGCCAATTGAATTTTCAATAAATGTTGTAGATGCTGTTTATGTTGGTGTTCCTGATATTAGAAATATACAATACCCGTCTTTAATTAAAGGTCCTGATTATATTGGTGCTAATGTAGATTTTATTATAAGTTATGAATCGGTTAATACTGATTATGTAAAAATATATAAAGTAGGTAGTAGTACTTTTATTAAAGCAACTGCAAGTGGTGAAGTTAGTTTAAACTTTTTACAATTATTAAGTTTAGATGGTACTCAAACATCTCAAAGTGAGGATTTGGTGAGTATGGTATTAAAATTAGTACCGTATAATGAGCAAGGTAAAGAAGTTGTAATTGGTAAGGAAGAATTTATCACAATACAATTAGATAAAGGTGACATAACAATACCAAGAGATACGGCAATATCTAGAATAGCAGATGGGTTCATATCTCAATTTGATGATAAAATCTTTGATGATGAATCTTCAAAATATCTTACACATTTATTGCACTTAGGTAATGGTGATAATAAAGTAGTAACAACTTGGGTTGGTAGTGATAATTCATTAATTTTAAAATTATACGAACCATTACCAACATCAATACAACCAAATCAACAAGTTTGGATTTCTAAAGTACAATCAAATCCAATAGTAGAGACTATAACAATCAACGGATTTGATGAATCATATTGTCCACCACTAAAAGGACCTAATTTTACATTAGAACAAAGTAATGGTGTTGCATATCAAGTATTTGATGATTTAATAGCTAGTGGTTCTCAAACATCTACTGATTTAATAAATAGATATTTGGAAGGAAGTGGTATAGATACTACGATATTAAATATTGAATATGCGAGTGGTTCAACTTATATGTTTGATAATTTTTCACACTTTGGCTCAGCAGAAGAAAGAGTAAATAACTTTTTTTATAAAGTAAATTTATTAGAAAATTATAAATTAAAATATGAAGGATTAACAACAACATATAATCCTGAATATTCCGAAGGTGAGGGTGGTATATTAACTCAAGATGGATATCAAACAATTACCGAAGATGGTATTTTTGAAATTCAATGGGAAAGAGCTCAATTTACAACTGTAGCTAGAGCTGATGAGGCTAAAAAAATATTAGAAACTATTAATGGTCTTATTAGAAGCCTGGATGGATTTGAAACATTCTTATATAAATCTACTAATGATTTAGCATATCCAAAAGAAATATATGTACATCCAATAACCGGCCTTAGTACTTATATATTAAGACCAACTAACAATAATATTGTTACTGCTTGGTACGGCTCTTTAATTGATTTGGCAGCAGAGTATGATAAATACAATCCAGACTATTTAGTAAATAATATACCTGAATTTATCAGAGAAGATTATAATAATAATGATTTTTTAATATTCTTAGATATGATAGGCCAACACTTTGATATTGTGTGGGCTTATATAACAAATTTATCTAAAACAAAAAATTTAGAACATAAGCAAGTTAGGGGATTCAGTAACAAATTAGTTTCAAATTTGTTACAATCATTTGGTTGGAATCCTAAAAAAGCATTTAATTCTCCATTCTTATGGGAATATGCATTTGGACAATATAAAGATGGATTCCAAAAATATTCAATGTCTTTGGCAGATGCCAATGATGAGGTTTGGAGAAGGATTTTAAATAACTTACCTTACCTATTAAAACATAAGGGTACTGCTAGAGCTATGAAAGCTATTATGGCTTGTTATGGTGTTCCACAATCTATGTTGACTATAATGGAATTTGGTGGGCCGCAAGACCCAACCGCAGGTGGAGTTAGTAAGTTTACATTTGATGATAGAACGGCAGCAATTTACTTAAATGGTGATTTGAATAGTAACGGAAGTTCTAATGTAAAAGTACCTTGGCATGTTGTTGGTTCTACTGGAGATTATCCAAACTCAATAGAATTCAGAATATTACCTTCAGAAATTCCATCTCCAAAATACTCTTTAGTATCTGGAAGTGAATGGAGTTTGGATTTAGTTCAAACAACTGGTTCATTTGGTAGATTAGAACTAAACTTTGGTGGTGATGAATCAACAAGTACTTATTTTTCTGAAAGTATTAGTACACCATCTTCGTATTACATATCTTATATCAACTACGAACCATATGCATATGGGCCCGATTATAAAGTTGGAAGTTTAGATTTTCCAATATCAACAGAATATTATTCAAACGTTGCAATCAATAGACATAATAATCCGGATTCATCATCTTGGTTTGAAATTTGGTTAGCAACATCAAATGGCGATAGAATAATAACTTCCGTTAGTATGTCTATTGCTACTGTTGATACTCAATGGGAAACTGGTTCTTATTTACAAATTGGTGGAAATGGATATGATGGTAATGTGGATGAATTCAGATTGTGGACAGTTCCATTACAAAGAAGTAAATTTGAAAATCATACTTTATTTCCTGATGCAATCAATGGTAATGACTATGATTCATCTACAAAAGATTTAATGTTCCGTTTGGATTTTGAATATCCAAAAGATAGAACTATAACTGAAAATATAGGAATTAAAAACGTAGCTATTAGTGATAACTATGGAGAGCCATTTGCATCGGCAAGTAATATGTATTCAGCTTCGGCGTATCCATATCAATACACTCCATATGATAGAACTGTAACTGCAAATGTTCCATCTTTAGGATTTAACGTTTCTAATAAGATTCGTTTTGAAACACAAACATTAACAACGGATTTGTCATATAAACAAAGAGCAACTAAAAAATCATTCGATAGAGCTCCTGTTGATTCAAATCGTTTAGGATTATTCTTCTCTCCAATTAAGGAGTTGAATATGGATATCTTAAAAGCATTTGGTGATTTTAATATTGATAACTATATTGGTGACCCATCCGATGAATATAAAGATTCATATAGACAATTAGATATTTTAAGAGGATATTATTTTGAAAGATTGGATAACAGAGATATCTACGAATATATTAGATTAGTTAAATATATTGATAAATCTTTATTTGAAGTATTAGCAGAATTAGCACCTGCTAGAACAAATATATCAAAAGGATTATTAATTGAACCGCATTATTTAGAAAGAAGTAAGACTCGTTGGAATAAACCAGAATCTTTAAGAAATGATTTCGCAACATCAATCAATACGCAAGATGATATATATGTTGATTCCGAATCTATACCAAAAGATGCACATTTGGATATTCAAAATGTAGCTACACTTGATACTATTTTTAGTAATAATAATGGTATTATTGATTTAGAAGAAACTACATTTGAAACATCTAATCCTAATTACGAAACAAGCATAATAGCAGCTAATCAAACATTAGAAGCAAGTGCACCTATGTATTCTGTAGCAATTCAAGTACCTACTGGTAGTAGTTTATCTGGAGAGGCTGATTCGTTTACATTTACGGAAATTGGAATGGATAAAAATTCATTGGCTAATAGAGGATATGGATTGTACGCAAAGCAGGGTGTTTCTAAAACTTATTATTATGATGATGTATTTGGAAACCACACTGGAAGTAGAGAGAGTGTATTTATTGTAAAAGAACAATATACACAAAAAATTAATACGCAAATAGCCGGATATCCAACAACTCGCTCATTAATATTTCCTGGTGAAAGAGTTAGATATGTTAAAGTACCTACTACAAAATATAAGTACAAAGTTAGTAGTATGGCTTGGAGTGGAAGTGTTTCTTTAGGAAACGGAGTAGTGGAAGTACAGGCGTTGAATGGATATTTACCAACTCACTATAAATTTGTAAGTAATTTATCCGAAGGTTTAAAACGTTCTTATTTTATGGGGTCTCAACAAACACCATTAACAACACCTGATGGACTGGGCGCTGTTGAAACATTTACTACTAATCCTAATATTCTTAGAGTGGCTAAGACTGGTAGAGGTAGTGGAGAACCAATATTGGAAGTGGATTAATAATTGAAAATATTAAATAGTTATATTTATTTTAAGAAATAGATTAAAAAACAATATCAAATGGCATATTTAGATAACACCGAAATTACAGTAGATGCGATTCTTACCAAAAAAGGTAGACAAAAGTTAGCATCCGGTCAATCATTGAACATTACAAAGTTCGCTTTAGGTGATGACGAGATTGATTACACATTATATGAGCCTGCACACCCAAAGGGTTCGGCTTATTATGATTCAGCAATTAGAGCAATTCCTATTACGGAAGCATCTCCTGATGAAACTCAAGTATTGAGATATAAGTTAGTTACCCTTCCAAAAGGAACAACTCAAATCCCAACTATAAGATTAGGTGTACCTTCAATTAGTGTAAACCAAAGTGAAGGAGCTGTGGGATTATTACCAACAACTTCACCTTCTGGAAATACAAATGCTGGATACACAATGTTGTTAGCAGACCAAAGAGCTGGTACAATAACTGTAAGTAGAGGAGCAGCTGGAACTGGAACTACATTATTCTTAGGTGAAGAAGTAACAACAACGGCACAAGTAGTTACTGGTTTAGAATTTAGATTTACTCCAAATCCAAACTTAACTGTGGATGTATCAACTACAATCACTGTTTACGGAAACGAAACTGGAGGTTCTCAAACTATTCCTGTAATCGTAACTTATAAAGCAAACGCATAAAGTAAAATAGAAATATAAAATGGCATTAATAAACACACCATCGATAACCAGCCAAATAGCAGCTTTAGCTAATACTGGTACAATTGATACCAATCAAATCGTAACCCTTTTAAACTCAGCATTACCTGCTGGGCAACAAATATCAACTGTAGGTGAAACTATAACTGGTATTTATAAAAGATTTGGTGAATTTGATAAGGTAAACGCTAAAGTAGAAATCGTAACAACTGGATTATGGGCTAATGACTCTGGTTCATTAAACGTATTCTTTACTGCATCATCCCAAACAACTGCACAAAGTGGTAAATACTACTACAATGTGTTTGACCAAAATCCTTTGACAAGTGAAACTGAAGAAGTTCAATTTGCAATTGCGTATGGACATGTTGATGGTAGTGGCTCTGTTAATTTAGCAACTGATGATAACGCATTGTTACCTACAAAAGCAACATACGCTCAGTATAAATCAATGTTGTTAGACCCAACCGATACCAAATTCCAATTTGATAACGCATCTACCGTAGCAACTGATGCAAATGGTATTTATATTATTAATGTGGCTAGAGCAAGATATAGAGAAAAGATGGATGCTGGTAACTGGTCATTATCACTTTCTGGTTCTAATGGTTTATTTACATTTATTGATAATAGTGGTAAGAAGTTCGGTGATTCTTACGGATTAAGCGGTAATGTATTTAAAGTAGTTAGAGGTTCATTAAATTTAGGAACTCAAGCTGAAGCAACTATAACAGCAACTACAGACTCAGGTACTGGTGAGGGATATGGTGAATTCTATCCTGATAGAGGTATTATTATCCTTAATGCTAAAGCAGTTGGAACAACTGTTGGTAATGTTTGGAATGAAGCATATCAAACGGTAGGTTCTTTAATACCATCTGATTCAACAGCAGCTGATATGGAAAACCATAAGAGATTGTATTACGCAATTAAAAATGGTAAAGATTTTGAAGCTCGTAGAACTGAAAACATTTCTACTCAGCATTTCTTTGTAAGAGCAACAAATAGACAATTTAACTATTCAAATAATCCTACTTACATTGATGCAAACGGATTCTTTACTGAACCAACATTTGAAACTGACCCACAAACATTTATTACAACTGTAGGTTTATTGAATGATGCAAATGAATTGATTGCAGTAGCTAAAACTTCTCAACCAATTGTTAAATCATTTGATAAGGAAGTTTTGATTAAAGTGAAATTATCATTCTAATTAAAAATTAATATAATATGAAAGCCCCCTTAATTGGGGGTTTTTCATTTGTGGAATATTTATATAAAATCAAAAGATTAGATGCTTAAAGAAATTCCAAAATCTGATATCATTGTTAGACCTTTAAAAGTTTACAAAGAATGGACATTAGATGAAAATGATGTTTACCCAGTTTTCGGTGAAAACGGAGCTAATACACTTATTGATGTTGATTCCGATTCACAAAGTCACGGATTTGTAAAAAAGTTAGTATATCAATCAATTAAATCTCAATTTTACCTAAATCCAGAAACATCTTCATTATTAACGGAAGTTGGTAAAAGACATTCATATGCATCTAAGGATGAAAGATTGATAGAAGATGATATTGCAGTAATATCAATACCACAAATATATTATGGTGAGGGTATTAAGATAGGTACTGTTAGATTGGAAGATGAACAATTGGGTAGAACATATACTGATGATGGGTTTTCAAATCTTATAGATTCTGGAAGTAACATTAAAGGTAATATATTTTATGATAGAGGACTTGTAGTAATTACAAAAGATATAGTTAGTGGTTCTGTATTATCTCAATTTACTTTAAATTTTCGCTCTACCAAAACACTATTTGAAAATGAGATATTCATTTCAGTATTAGAAAGTGAATTTAATTTTTCACAAAACCCATCGGCAATATATGAAGATGGTGGTAGAAAATATACACAATTAGTAAATAGACCTAATGTTGTTAGAGCAAAACCAAATGATTTAGTAACACAAACAATAACAGAACGTGGTGTACAATATGTTAGAAATGCAAAATATCCATATGTTTCTAAATTAGATTCTAATAAATTTGGTAGTTTTGATGATTTTGAATATAGTGGTTCGATAGACCCGACAGGTTCTTATTTAGCACCTTATATTACAACAATTGGATTATATGATAATGAATTAAATATGCTTGCAGTAGCAAAATTACCACAACCAATTAAATCAGAACCAAACTATCCAATAAACTTTATCATACGTTTCGATACATAACGTTATATTTATACTTACATAAACACAATATAAGATGTCAAAAATATTAGAATTATACGGAACTACTGGACCTAAAACAGGCGCTGCAAACATTAAAGGTGGTGATAAAACCCCTATAAATGCAGATGGTGGTAGAGATTTATCAAAAGATGAAACTAGACTTGCTAAAGCTAGGAAGGGTGCAGTGAATACTTCAAAAAAGTATTCAGATATGGCGAAAAAGTAATCAATGAGTTGGAAATTTAATGGAAATATAGTTACGGAGGAAAGTACACCGGAAGGTGCAGTTGGGTTTGTCTATAAAATGATACACATACCAACTGGTAGATTTTATATAGGGAAGAAGTCCCTAAATCAAGTTCGAAGATTGAAGCCCCTTAAGGGCAAGACTAGAAAGAGAGTTGTTAGAAGTGCTTCCGATTGGGAGAAATACTATTCATCAAACGAATGGATTAAATCCGAAGTAAAAGAGGGTAGAGCTGGTGATTTTGAAAGAGAAATCATTCAGTTTTGCTTTTCAAAGAAATCCTTATCATATTACGAAATTAAATGGCAGTTTCATTACGATGTACTTGCCAATGACCAAGCAATAAACGAAAACCTTATGGGAAAATTCTTCCGTAGGGATATTATAAACTAAAGTTATGACAATACCTGAAATTGCAAAGAAGTACGGAATCTCCGAAGCTTATTTAAACGCAAAAGATGATGCACTACAAATAGCAGCTGCATCTTTGATAGACCTTAAAGGAATGTTGGAAGCAAACCAACCAAAAGCACCAATTGCAGCAAAAATGCAGTTTTTAGCTGATTTCCTTTACGATGTAAAGAATTCCAACCATTAATTTGGTTATATCCCAAATTTTTCGTATATTTGTGATATAATATCTAATTAATGCTATCTGGGAAGAACAAACTAACGGTCATTAACATTTTGGACACCGCATTGGGTGTAGGTTCATCTCTTAAGGGAAATGAACAGGCACATCATTGTCCATTTTGTAATCACCACAAAAAGAAACTTCAAGTAAATTTAGATACACAAAGATGGCATTGTTGGGTGTGTGATTCTAAGGGTAGAAGTATCCAATCACTCCTTCGCAAACTCAATGTGGATATAAGAGACCTTAATAGATTGAAAGATATCTATGGTGAAGATGATTATACCTTAGTTGAAAAGGATGAGTATGTAGCTAAGTTACAACTACCATCAGAATTCAAACAATTGCACTTCAAACCAAAAGGATTCAACCCTGAATACAATCAAGCAATTAATTACTTAAAAGAAAGAGGCATTACACAAGCTGATATCGTTAAATACAATATTGGGTATTGTTCGGAAGGATTATACTTTGGTAGAGTTATTGTTCCATCCTACGATGAGAATGGTGATTTGAATTATTTCGTAGCTCGTTCATATTACAAAGAAGAACGAATGAAGTATAAGAATCCGCCCGTTAATAGAGATGTAATTGTGTTTGATAATCAAATCAATTGGAACGAGCCTATTACTTTGTGTGAGGGTGTATTCGATTCATTTTCAATTAAAAGAAATTGTATTCCTTTGCTTGGAAAGTTCTTATTGAATAAATTAAAGAATAAGATTATAGAGAAAGGAGTTAAAGAAGTAACTATTATGTTAGATTCAGATGCTATTGCAGATTCAACTAAACATACTGATTACTTTTTAAAGAACGGAATTAAAGTTCGTAACATTATACCAACTGATAAGGATGCTGGTGAAATGGGATTTAAAAAAGTAAACGAACTCCTAAAGGGAGCAAAACAAACTGGATGGGATGACTTAGTTCTATCCAAACTAAATAATATATGAGGTTAAAGAGAATTTATCACATTGCGGATATACACATTCGTAATATCAAAAGACACAAAGAGTTTAGACAAGTATTTTACTCAATGTTTGAGGAAATACAAAAAAGAGGAACGGAAGATTCCATTATCTACTTAGCTGGTGATATCGCTCATGCTAAATTAGAAATGAGTCCTGAATTGGTAAGTGAGATTAGCTGGTTATTTACGGAATGTAACAAACTATGTCCTACAATTGTAATCGCTGGTAATCACGATTGTAATATGAATAATTCGGATAGAATGGATGTACTTACTCCAATCGTTGATGCATTGAAGTTACCAAACCTAACTTATTTAAAAGATACGCAAGTTTACGGAATCGGAGATGTTGATTTTGCAGTATTCAGTATATTTGATAACAAAGATAATTGGCCTAAAGCTAATACATTATTCGGAAATAAAAAGATTGCACTATTTCACGGACCTGTTGATAACTCTACAACCGATGTAGGGTATGTGGTTAGTAGTAGACACTTCACAACTGATATATTTGATGGATATGATTTAGCCCTGTTGGGAGATATTCATAAAAGACAAGAGATGATATCACCAAGCGGATGTAAGGTGGTATATGCTGGTTCTTTGGTACAACAAAACTTCGGTGAGACATTAGACAAGCACGGATTCTTAGTTTGGGATTTAGATACAATGACCTATGAGGAAGTTGATATCCAAAACGATTACGGATACTACACTTTGGATGTTGATGGTGGTATTGTACCGGATGTAACTGATATGCCGTTGTATCCTCGTTTAAGAGTGAGGGTAACTAATACGGATACCGCAGATACTAAGAGAATGATGGCTGATATTACGGCAAAGTATGGTGTGGAGGATTTTACAATCATTAGAACGGATACATTCAATAAGAAGAAAACCAACGATAGAGAAGCAAGGCTTGAAGTAGATAGTGTGGCTGATATAAACCATCAAAACTCTTTAATAGGTGAGTATATTGAACGTATGATGCCATTTGTGACAAAGGAGGACTTAGCTGGAATAGAGAAAATAAATCGTGACATTAATAGTAGAATACAACCATCAGAACTACAAAGAAACATAAGCTGGAAACCAATTAAGTTTGATTTCAGTAATATGTTCTCATACGGAGAGAGGAACGTAATCAACTTCGATAAGATAAACGGACTGATGGGATTATTCGCACCAAATGCACAGGGCAAATCATCCCTATTTGATGCAATCTCATTCTGCCTTTTTGATAAGTGTAGTAGAGCATATAAAGCATCTGCTATTATGAATAATAGAAAGCAAGATTTCCATTGCCAATTAGAATTCTCCGTTGATGGAGTTATCTATGGTATTCGTAGAGAGGGTAGAACAATCAATAAGGGAAAGAACGTAAAAGTGGATGTGGACTTTTGGAGAGAGGGAGATAGTGGTAGGGAATCACTTAACGGAACGGAACGTAGGGATACAAACCAAGTCATTGAAACCTATGTAGGAAGATATGAGGATTTCATTATGACGGCACTTTCACTACAAGCCAATAACGCACTATTCATTGATAAATCACAATCCGAAAGGAAAGACTTGATGGCTCAGTTTATGGGCTTGGATATATTTGATAAGCTGTATGATACTGCTACCAATGATATCAAAGATGTGAATGCACTTATCAGAAATTTCAGAAAGACCGACTTCACTTCGGAATTAGCCCAAAAAGAAAACGACTTGAATTCAAAGAGAGAGGAGTATGATAATTTGGATTCGGAAAAATTAGAATTAGAAACTCGTAAAGCTGATTTAGAAGAACAAATTGTAACACTATCTCAACAAATCATTCCAATTCAAGGTAATTTAGATATCGATGAACTAAATCGTAAAGTTAAAAAGATTGATGGTGAATTAACTACTTGGGGAGATACTAAATTCGATAAGATACAAAAACATACCGAAGCTAAGGAATTGGTTAGGGAAGCTAAAGAAATGGTTGATTCTAAAGTTACCATAAATGGAATTGGCATAGAAGTTGTATATTCAAATTACCAAAGAGAACAAAAAGCTTTAATTGAAGCAGAAAAAACTTATTCAATAGTAAAGTCACAATTAGATTCTGCTAAAGAAAAGATTAATCATTTGGATAAGCATGAATATGACCCAAATTGTAAGTTTTGTTGCGATAATGAATTTGTTAAAGATGCAATGAGAGCAAAAGAAGCATTACCTGAATTGGAAGGGTTTGTTAAAAATGCAACTATACAATGTACGGGTATTCAACAAACTTTAGATTCTTGGGAAGGTGTAGAAGAACAATTCAAACAATGGAAGGAATATACCGATGAATACAAAAGATTAATTAATGTTACAGAAAGATTGGAAGGTGATATTAGAACTGCAGATTCTAAAATTGAATTATTACAAACTCAAAACGAAACTGTAAATGCAGATATTAAACGATATAATGATAATGTAGAAACAATTACAAAGAATCAGGCATTAGATATTCAAATACAAAATGTTCGTAGATTAAAGCAAGGTGTTGAAAAGCAAATATCAGATGTAAACAAACTTATGTTGAAATTAATGTCAGAGGTAGGTGCAACAAAAACCTACATTGATAATATGATAGCTAAAATGGAAGAAGTAAAAGAATTGGAAAGTAAAAACCAATTATACACATTCTACTTAGATGCAGTTAAGAAAGACGGTGTACCATACGAACTAATATCTAAGGCACTTCCAGCAATTGAGAACGAAGTGAACAACATATTAGGACAAGTAGTAGATTTTTCAATATCAATGGATACTGATGGAAAAAACATTAACGCTAAAATCGTTTACGAAGACCAGGAATGGGCTTTAGAGATGTGTAGTGGTATGGAGAAGTTCATATCGGGATTAGCGATTAGAGTGGCTCTAATTAACATATGCAACCTACCTAGACCTAACTTCTTAGTAATCGATGAAGGGTTTGGAACATTGGATGCAGATAACCTATCATCGCTCTTTATGATGATGCAATATCTTAAAACTCAATTTGATTTTATTTGGGTAATTTCTCACTTAGAACAAATGAGAGATATCGTAGATGGACTTATTGAAATTAAAAAAATAGATGGTTTTAGTAAGATTAACTTTTAACCACTGGTAATACATTTTTAGGTGTGGTCTTGTTCAAAGACTGCACCTTTTCTTTTATAAGGGTTTCTACCAATCCATTTATCTTATACCCTTTCTCTTTACAAAATTCCTTTAATGCTTGATGTATTTGAGCATCTATTTGTATCATTGCGTACTTCTTCATAACGTTTCTTTAGATTTCTTTAGTTTTCTAATATAAATATTAAAGTAATTATTTTTTACGAATATTTATTTAATATAATAGAATAACTAAATGGCAGTAATAAAAAAATTTGCAGAAAATCTAACAACTCCGCTTACCAATTACGGAACATTTTTAAATGATACAAATCCAAATTCGGATTATTTTAGAATAACTGAATTTAAAGATACATTTACTGGTGGTAAGAACGGATTTCTTATAGAAGGTTCTCAGTATTTAAAAGAATCTACTGAACTTAAAGTTGAAATATTAGATGTAGAGGGTAATCCAGTATATTGGGAACCTGGTAATGGTATCCCAGAATATTATGAGGGGTTATCTAAAGTTGTTGCTGCATATATCTATGAAGATACGCCAATTGGATTGGGTAAAATTACTATATTAGGTGAGGCAAAAACATATATAGATGCAAATGGTAATACACAAGATGTACCGGATGAATGGAAAGGAATTTATAATTTAAAATGGGAAAGAACATTTCAAATCAATAGATTATTAAGTAACGAAGATAAAGTTAGATTTTATCGTAGACCTGAAGTATCTATAAATGAAATAGTAAAACCAATATTTAATAATATTGTAACTGAAAAAATTCAAAAAGGTATTGCGGATGGAACTGCACAATCTCCTAGAGAGGGTGAAACATTAACTAATTATACATTACCAACTTCATATCTACTAACAACAACAGATGATACTTTTTGGACTGGTTCTGTTATTGGTACTAATATTCAATTTACCGATTTAGGAGTTACTTTATTGGCTGATAACTTAGTAAATGATAGAAATTTAACAATATCTACCCCATATACTGTAAACGGAATTGTTACTGATTTTATAGGGCAGGGATATACTGCATCATTTAATTATACCGAAGGTGTTGATAATTTAAAAACAGCATTGACTGGTTCTTTTGCAAAAATAACTATATCAGATTTAACAACATTTGTTGGTGATGTTGCTAGAGTAAAAGTATTTAGAAAATCTCAATCCGATTTAGCAGATTTTCAGTTCATTCAAGAAATACAATTAGAATCAAATGAATTATTGGTTGATTTAGAATCAACAACAAAGAATCAGGAATTTTATGGATTATTTGATAATAGAAATTTTAAAAATTATTGGGTAACATCTTCAAATAATTTAACAACTGAATTTAATCAAAACTTTTTATTTAATTCCGTAAAGTTAGATGCCAATGGAGGACCTTATAGATATTTTACAACTAAGTCAATAGCAATAACAGAAAATGCAGAATATACTTTAAATTTTAATACTAGACTATTACAAAATTTAAATCCAACAAATTATATTTCCGTTTACATAAGTGGTTCTAAACAATCTACATTTGGTGGAACTACAACAAAAGTAGCAGCATCTCAAGAAATTATAAAAATATATTCTGATAATTCTTTATTACAAAAAACATCAAAAACAATTAATTTTAAAGCAGATGGATTATCCGATGCTAAATTATACTTTGATGTTAAAGGAATGGGTTGGCATATTTCAGATGTTAGTTTAAGAGCTTCACAAGAAAGTTCATTCTCACCGGATGAAATTACATTCATACAACCTGTACCAAGAACTTTACCAAGAGAAACATTTGAATTTTTATTTCAATTCTATGATATAAACAATAACTACATTCCAGTAGTTGTTAGTGAAACCAAAACATTTGATGGTGGTAACTTGAATGTAATTAATAAAAGTATTGAATTAATTCCATCATCATTATATTTCCAATTTGATTCTGGTTCTGGTAATGGTAATCCAGTTCCACCAACTGTTATTAATGTTGATATTAAGAAAAATTATTTAACTGGTTCTTATACATTCACATCACGCTCATTTGATTTCTTTGGTACGGAATTATCATCATCGATGTATGCTCCAATAGTAACTCCGGGTTATTTAGGCGGACAATTCCCTGGTTATCTAATTGATAACGATGGTAAAAATAATAACGTTATTTTAACTGTACAAAACTTTACAGGTTCAAGAGATGAAGCATTAGAAGAATTAGTAGTACAATTTATTGAATATACAGTAGAGTGTGAGGGTGTTGAAGATTCAATTGTTATTACTAGAGTTATAGATGGTAAGGGTGGTGTTAATTATGAAATTAGACCTTATGATGGAACTATTATTAGAAACTCACATCCATCATCTTCATTGGAAGTTCAGGCTATTCGTATTGATGGTGTGAATGAAGTTCTATTGCAAAGTGGGTTACCTAAAGGACGTTCAAATACTATGTTGTACGTGCAATCTGGGTCTACTTATGTGACTTTAGAAGCTGCAAGTGCATCTCAATTCGTAAGAAGTATTCAGCCCGGCATAACTGGTTCAGGTGAAGTAAATTATAATGCAATATTCAATAGAGATTCTATAAATGGACAGTTGACATTGTATATGATACCAACGGGCTCAACAAACCCATCTGGTTCTATTTTAACAACATTAACTCTTACTGATATTCAAGATGGTTTAGATACTGGACTTGTATTATTTGATACAAATCAATTTTCTATAAATCCAAGAACTGAAACCAAATTTAGACCAACATACTCATCTGCAACGGCATCATTCTATCGTAGAGGTACGTTTGAAGCACCTATAAGTTGTTCATTTGAAGTATATCCATCGATGTCAATAAATAAGGATTGGGTTCCTGAATATTGGATGCACTACACTACATTTAGTTGTGCGGAAGATATAACTGTTGCTGCATATGATGAAAACGGAAAAATAATTCCATCTAGAGCAGATGCATCTACATATAGATTGAGTTCACCACTATCTCAAAGTAAACAATTATTGGTTAGCTTTACTTATACTGAACCTTGGACTTCGGCATCGGTATCTGTAGACCAATCATTTACAATTACGCCTGATGGTGCACCCGGCGATGAAACAATTATATTTGAAGTAGTTCCATCATCAATTACATTGGGAGCAAATTCAAGAGGTATCGTTGGAGATTATAAACCATCAATTACTGATATTAAATTAAAGCAAGGTTCTAGATATCTTTCTTTTAGTGGTAGTGCCGGTGAAAATAAGTTTTCATCACATGGGCAATTTTATATAGCAACGGCTTCTATTGTTGAGAGTAATGTTAAGGCTGGTAATGTACAATTTACTTCTTCAAACGGAACGGCATATACATCTTCATTGATAGTAAGTGCATCTTCGGATTTAAGGCAATTGAGTGGAAGTATTACATATCCGTTGATTATACATCCATATTTTACTTCATCAATTTATACGGCAAGTGTTGTTGTTAATTATACAAAAATATTAGAAGGAGCACCCCCAATTCAAGTAATTATAACACCAAACGCACCAAATTTAAAAGCTGATGAGGTTGGGTATGTTTCAGAATATACAGCTGCTAGTACAACTATACAGGTAAAAGATGGGGATGATTTTTTAAGATTTACAACTCAATCAACCGCACCTGGAACATTTAGAATACAAAATGGAGGGTCTGTAATAGTATCAAATATTAGAACGGGTTCGGTAGCTAGTTCATCATTTAATACTGCAACTGTATCATTCCAAAGATTTGATTATCCATTTGTTTCTGCTAGTGCACAATATAATATTGTTGCATATCCTTACGCTTTGGGACCTGGTCACGAATATACATCTTCTGTAATTCAAAGAACTCAAACTTTTACAAAGAATGTAGCTCCGGCAAATGCTAGAAGTGTAAATTTAAAAGCATCCTTTGATACTGTAAACTTTAATAAAGATGGAGTTGTATCTTCACCACTAGACCCTATTATTTTAACGGCAACTGCAACAAATACAACCGGAGCAGTTTGGTTTCAATTTTATAAAGATGATACTGATTATAGTGGTATTGTTGGCGAAGATTCCCCTAATTCAAAATTTGCAACTCAAGAAATAGGTGGTGGTGATGCAACTGGACCTGGTGAAAATGCAACTTGGACTGTAAGAATTAGAGATGGTAATTCATCACCAACAGCACCAATTAGAGCAGAAAATTCTCTAACAATCGCTGGTATAAAAGCTGGAGCAGATGCATATAAGTTAGTAGCATCAAATGAAAGTACAACAATTACTGCTGATTTGTGGAATACATCTTTTAGTGGTAGTGGTATGAAGATAACTACATTTAAAGGTACGGAGCAATTATCAAATGTTAGTACACCAACATATAATGCATCTAATGATGTTTATGATTTCTTAGGAAATTATATTGGTAATTTAGGATTTTCATCAGCATCAATATTTTTTACATCTTCTTTTGTTACACAATCATCTAATAAATTCCCAACAAGCAATCCAGCTTCAATTGGAGATATAGCTGCATGGTACGCACCTGCAATAAATAAAAGTGGACAAATTGTATATAAAATTGATTTTGAAAATAATAGACAAGTTCAATTTGTAACACAATCAATATCTGTACAATTCGAACCACCAGCACCATACGATATTAAATTAACAAATGAAAATTCATCAGCAGTTTATAAAGTATCTGGGCAATTTACATTATCAAATACTGGTACTGATATTAGAGTTTATAGAGGTGGTACTGAATTAACAAACAAACCTGCTGGTTTTACAAACCCACAACGAGATGCATATGGTGTTACTGGATATCAAAATCAATGTAGAGTTTCTATATATTCAAAATCATCTCATATAACATTAGCAAATAGTTGGTTAGCTGCAAGTTACGTTACTGGAGTGCCCGCACAAATGCCAAACATAGTTGGTTGGGTAGACCCAAATACAAATCCAAATGGTGAAATTGTTTATCAAATAGAATGCGAAGGAAGGCAAACTCTTTATAAAACACAATCATTGTCTGTACAATTTGAAGGTTCTACTGGACCTGGTATTGTAATGAGAGGTGAGTGGAATAGTTTAACAAATTATAGTGGTTCGGTTGAGACTAGAAATTTTCGTAGAGATGCAGTAATATACGGAACTAATCCAACAACATATTATGCAGCGATTAGTGGTAGTGGGCCACAAACATATAATAAATCAGGTACTTTAGTTGGTTCAAGAGCCCCAACGGCTGGTAGTGATAATGCATGGTGGCAATTTTTGGGACAACAAGAATTCTTTGTTGCAGCTAAGATTGCAATATTTGATGAATCATTTGTAAAAAATACAATCAACGTTGGTAACAATAGTGGTAGTGCATTTGCAAACATTGTATTAGCCGGTGGTAGAGAAGACCCGTATATGGCAGTTGGACAATATAGTACAATTGGATATGGTAATAGTGGAATTTGGTTGGGTATATACGATGATGGTACAAGCGCAAGTACATTTAAACCTAGATTTTCTTTAGTTAATGGAGATAATAGTAGGTTTATGCGATGGACGGGAACTGATTTGGAAATCAAAGGTTCTATTACCGTAACTGGTGGAGATGCTGAAACAACAAGTGGTGCACAATCTAAAGCAAATGCTGCACAAGCAAATGCAATTAGTACAGCAGGTTCAAATGCAACAACCGCACTTAATGTATTTAGTAGTTCGTTGGGAGCAATGGCTGCAATTAATTCTATTAATAGTGGTAACGCTGTAACATATATTGGAGCTGGTTCTATTGTAACTAATATGGTTGCAACAAATTTAATACTTTCAACAAACTATTCGGCATCAATTGAAGCTGGAAACTTTTCAGATACTGGTACATTTCTTAATTTAGCAGATGGTACGATTACATCTCCTGGATTTGCAACTAAAAATGATGGAACTGCATATTTTAAAGGAGTACTTAATTCATCTCAAGCAACATTTGGTGCGTGGACACTAAACGCACAAGCGTTCTTTATTACGGCAAATAGTAGAATTAAATTAGATGCAGCACAGGAACAAATTCAAGTATTGGATTCGGATGGAGCAGTTAGATTTACAGCAAATACGGCATTAACATTACCAAATCCAGCCGGTGTTCAGGCAACTTCTGGTACACCAGGTTCCCCAACCGGAGGAACTACCACTCCATTGGTTATAACACCAACCTCAGCAACTGTTGTTAGTGAGACTAGTATTAATGGAGATAATGATTTCTTTTATACGGGAGTTTTTCATGAATTGGGCTCATTTATATCATCAGCTAATGGAGGACAACACAATATAAGATATACATGGAATCCATCAAGTGCATATTATTCAGGCATAGCAGAAGCTGCCGGAAATGCATATGCATCTCTTAGTGTAAGTTTAGTATTAACACCGGATGCAACAAATGATATTGTAGCATATGGTACATCGGATTATGCATCGGCATATGGACAAATGTATGAAGAAGGTTATGGTGGTTCATATGGTGGATTTAGAAGTTATTATGCACAACAAAACACAGACCTTTTAATAGACCCAAAAACATATACTGTTAGTGCAACTTTAACAGCAAGTACTAGATATAGAGTAAAATTACTTGTTTCCTATACAGTAATTGCTGATGATACCGATGGAGCTCCTTATTATGAAAATTCCTCTGCTGGTGTGGTTTACGAAGAAAACGGCGATACTGGTAGATTGGTTGTTGAAGCGGTATCGGCTGGTACTATTGTTAATGGTGGTGGTTTCCAAACGGCAGCTGGTGCTGGTAGATATTTAAAACACGCTACTAATCCTGATACAATTGGAATATACACATATGTTGAGGGCGGATTATCTACCGATAAACATTATCATAAAGATACTGGTACTTCATTGGGTTATAATGTTGGTGGTTATCCTATGGTTAAAGGATATGCAAGATGGGCTAGTAATGTATCCCAAACTGGAGCTCCATCGATACCAACTCTACAATCTTTAGGCGGAGTTGTTACATCTTTAGCTTCAGCAGGGTCGCAAGGTGCATACAATTTAAATTTTGCATTAACAACATCAGATGGTGCTTCGCTTTCTACTATTACACCATCTGTATTTTTTACAGGAACTAGAGATATAGCAAATCCTGTTGAATGTACATTTACTTTTGGAAAATTTGCTGGAAACAGTACTTATATAAACTTTAGAACTCAAGATAATAATACCGATGGATTATTTAATATGGATGAAATTGGTGTAATAGTAGTAATGTAATTTAAAAAATAAAATTATGGAAGAAACAGTAGTTATTTATCAAAGTAAAGATGACCCAACTATTGGTTGCTGGTTAATACCCAATCTAATGTATGATTTGGAATGGATTTGTAAAAGAGATATTCCAGTTGGAAGTGCATATGTAATATTATCATCAAGTCAATTACCATTTAATTATCATAACGAATTTGATTGTTACACATTTGATTTTTCAAATCCAGATGGTTGGGGCTCGGGTTCATATAATTTACAAAATAGTGCTGTTATATATCCAGCAACATTTGATATATCTCATGCTGAGTGGATAGAAATGAAAGCAAGTGGTTCATTATAAAAAATAATTATATTATGTTTACATACGATACAAGTAAAGCATTGGAAATATTAAAATCCAAAATTAGAATAAAAAGAGCAAAATTATTCAGTGATTTGGATGTTCAATATATGAAAGCATTAGAAACGGGTAATACAACATTACAATCTGAGATAGTTGCAAAAAAAGAAATATTAAGAAACCTAACGGATATTAGTATTGATGGAATAACCACAAGAGAGGAATTGATTGGGTTGTGGCCTGAAGATATATTGGGAACTAGTCCGTTTCGTAAAAATTCATAATATATATACTTATATATAAACACTAACGTTATGGCACAAAAAACAGAAAAATTATCGCAAGAGTTAATAGATGACCTAAGAGGTATGCAAACTAAAGCAAACGAATTGATTATTGGTATTGGACAATCTCACTTAAAATTAAAAAATTTTAAAATTGAAATGACTAAACTTATGGAAGAACAAAAATCTATGGAACTTGAGTTTGAGTTAAATGATAGTAAATTTACAACTGCAATTAGGGATTTGGAAAAGAAATATCCAATGGGAGAACTTGATTTAAATGAAGGTATAGTAATATACGAATCTGCAGAATAAAATAAATTTGGTAGTTTGAGAATTATTTTGTATCTTTGTTACAATTAATAAAATATGTCTAAAAAGAAGTTACTTTATGTTGCGCCTCACTTATCTACGGGAGGACAACCACAATACCTATATAAACAGGTAAAACATTTTATTAAAAATTTTGATATCCAAGTTGTTGAGATAAACAACAGCGGAGGACATGCTTTTGTGGTTCAAAAAAATAGAATAAAATCATTAGTAGAGGTTCATACATTGGGAGATGATAAATCAGAAATACTTAATATAATAAGTGAATTTAAACCCGATATTATACATTTTCAGGAAATACCACAATTTGATTTAGCTCCATTTATATTAGACCAGATTTTTACAAAAGATAGAAATTATTTTATTATAGCATCTACGCATGGTTCATATACAAATCCATCGGAAATAGTTTACCACCCAGATAGATACATTTTAGTATCTGAATGGAGTAGACAAAGATTCATTGATACTGGAGTTGAAACTATGTTATGGGAATATCCAATCGAAGAATATAAATTTGATAAAGAAGCTGCACAAAAAGAATTAGGATTTGAATCAGATTGGAAACATATTCTTAATGTTGGATTATTTGCACCAGGTAAGAACCAAGGTGAAATATTTGCATTAGCAACTCAATTGGAAAAATATAAAATTAAATTTCACTTTGTAGGAAATCAAGCTGGAAACTTTGAAGATTATTGGGCACCATTGATGAAACACAAACCATACAATTGTGTGATATGGGGAGAGCGTGATGATGTAGATAAATTTTATGCAGCAAGTGATATGTTTTATTTTAGTTCAAAGTTGGAATTAAATCCACTTTCAATTAAGGAAGCATTAAGTTATAAACTACCATCAATATTCAGAAAACTCCACACTTATTTAGATACCTATGATAATAACCCGTTAGTAACATATATTAATGAAGATTTAAAAGCAACAAAGAAAGTTATATTAGATACACTTAACCCCGAGTTCAATGAAATTCCTGGTTGGTTTGCATATGATGAATTATATAATGAATTTGTTAATGAAGCAAAGGATGGTGATACATTTGTAGAAGTTGGTACATGGTTTGGTAAATCAACAAATTATTTAGCAACAAAAATAAAAGAATCTAAAAAAGATATTAAGTTTATAACGGTAGATACGTTTAAGGGAACTGATAATGAGGAATTGCACCAAAATATAGTTGGAGCATTTAACGGAGATATATTTTATGAATTCATAGATAATACAGTACTTTCAGAAAACTATGGTTCATTTGAAATAATAAAAGATACATCACATAACGCAGCTAACCAATTTAGTAATGGTAGTATTGATTATATAATGTTAGATGCTGGGCATAGTTATGAAGATGTGAAAGATGATATTCATTTTTGGTATAACAAAGTAAAACCTGGTGGAACTATTAGTGGTGATGATTATGGTGGAAGTTTCTTTCCCGGTGTTACTCAAGCAGTTAATGAATTCTTTTATGACCAATGTACAATTGGATTTAGAAATTGGAGAAAGCAAAAACCTCGTATTCAAATAAAGCATTTATTGACTAGACCAGATGATATGAGAGAGATGGTATCTATTCAATCTCTTAAGCAATTGGAAAAATACGGAATTGTATATCAACCAATTGTTAATAAAGTATATGAGGGATTCGCACCTGCTGAAAATTGTAGAAGACCGGAGCATATAAGTAAAGATAATAAGCCTGGTGAATTATATCCTGGTGCTGGTTTGGGTTGGATGACTGGTAGACACTATGGATGTTATTTAGCACATAGGGGAGCATTGGAAACTATGGATACTGAAAACTTTGATTACACTTTAATATTTGAAGCAGATGCGTTTATCTATACTGGATTAGAAGAATTTGTAGAAATTGTACATAGAGCTTGTTTTATTTCAGAAAGAGATAATGTACCATTCATTTCATTTGCAGATAATCCATCAAGAGAAAAAACAAAAATAGATGAATTATTTTCAAAAACAGCATTTAATCAGGATTTGGCACATTGTTATTTAATTCCAAATAGAGAGAAGCAATGGTGGTTAGATAGAATACAAGATTGTGGATGGGATGTTGGTGACCTTTGGTTTAATCACGTTTTCTATAATCATCCAAGACCTCGTTATACAACAAATAAAATGTATAGTAAACAGGCCGAAGGATATTCTCTATTGGATTTAACAGTTAAAACTTGGAATACATGATATACGATAATTTAAAAAAGAATATAAATCCAATTGTAAATGTTGAGAACAAAGTAGTGATACATTTTGTTAGAGGACCTTTTGTAGAAATCAAAGGAGGTAAAGTTGCTGAATACAAAGTTGAATTTATAGATAATAATACTGGTAGAATTGTTTACTCAACTACTGTTGGTAATAATTGTTGGTGTAAATGTAGTGTTGAATATTTTGTTAATTGGAAAATTAACATATATGAAAACGGAAAAATGTGGCATCAACATTTATATAATGCAAAAGATAAAAGAATTTATATCGCATTAGATTCAAGCGCTTTGGGTGATTCATTGTCTTGGTTTCCATATGCAGATGAGTTTAGAAAAAAACATAATTGTAAGGTAATTGTATCTACATTTATGAATGATATGTTTATAGACAAATATCCGCAACTTGAATTTGTTAGTCCTGGCACAAATGTTTCCGATTTATACGCAATGTACAGTATTGGATTATTTTATAATGAAGATAACAATGTAAACCAAATGAGAAATCCAATAGACCCAAAAACAGTTACATTGCAAAAAATGTGTTCTGATATTTTGGGATTGGAATACAAAGAAGTAAAACCAAAAATAAAAGATATTAAAACAAAAATAGACCCAAATCTTAAACAAGTATGTATTGGTGTATTTGGAACAGCACAATCTAAGTTTTGGAATAATCCAACCGGATGGCAGGATGTGGTAGATTGGTTAAATAATAAAGGATATACGGTAAGATTACTTTCTAAAGAGGGAGATGATTATATGGGAAATAAATTACCAAAAGGAATTATTCATCAACCAAAAGGACCTATTGAAGTAGTTATGATGGAAATGTTAAAATCAAAAGCATTCATTGGTATTGGTAGTGGGTTAAGTTGGTTAAGTTGGAGTTTAAATGTTCCTACTGTACTGATTAGTGGATTCTCATATGATTGGGCCGAAATGCAAGATTGTATTAGAATTGCAGCACCTAAAGGTAAATGTGAAGGGTGCTTTAATAGGCTTAAGTTGGATGCTGGTGATTGGAATTGGTGCCCTGACCATAAAGGTACGGAAAGACAATTCGAGTGTACAAAATCAATAACTTCGGATATGGTAATAAAAGAATTGGAAAAATTTTTATAAAAACAAAAAAACAATATACTTATATATATAAACAATAAAAAACAAAATTATGGCAGCATTGGATAACATTCCGCAAAAACAATCTATTGAGATTGAAATTGTAAAATTAGATGAAAACGTTCTAAAAACAATTACAGACTTAAATCAAAAATCAAATACAATCATTTCTGATTTTGGTAATATCTACATTAGAAAAAAAGAATTACAAGAAGAATTAGTGAGATTGGATTCTCTTTTAGAAGAAGCTGAGGCCCAATTTAAATCAGTTAATGCTGAGTTAAAAGAAGTAGCAGATGAATTGGATGAAAAATATCCTCAAGGTAGAATTAACATACAAGATGGTACAATTCAATATCAACCGGGTGCATTAAGTAGAAAACAATTAGCTGAAAAGCAATTAGCTGAACAACAAGCAAATAAAGCTAAATAATTTCTAAAAGATTAATCCTCAATATTTATATGATATGAAAGGATTAGAAAAGTTTTTAGTAGAAACAATATTGGGAGAAGCGGCTCAAATGGACAAAGTAGTTGTTGTCTATTCGGGCCGCTTTCAACCATTTCATAAGGGACACTACGCAACCTATGAAAACTTAGTACGCAAATTCGGTAAGGATAGTGTATATATCGGAACTTCTAATGTTACCGATTCAAAAAAATCTCCATTTAATTTTAAGGAAAAAAAAGCAATAATGATGCAGATGTTTGGAATACCATCATCTAAAATCGTTAATATTAAAAATCCATATGCGCCGGAAGAAATACTAAATAAGTATGATTCTGATACAACTGGTTTAATAGTTGTAGTAGGTGAGAAGGACCAAAATCGTTTAAGCGGTAAATACTTCACTCCATATAAAGGTAAGGTAGAGCAAGGATATTTAGATAAAGGATATGTGTACGCTTCGCCGGCACAATCAAATCCTATTAGTGGTACTGATGTTCGTTATTGGTTAAGTGCTGGTAGTTCAGATGATAGAAAGAAAAACTTCACAAAAGCTTATCCTAAATTTGATTCTCAAATATTCAAATTAATTACTCTTAAGTTAAAGGGATTAAAAGAATGTATTAATGAAGAAATTAAACTAAACGTAAAAGTTGGTGATACTTTGTTAATGGGTAAATTTAAAAACAAAAAAGTAGTTGTTAAATCAATAGGTGAAGATGAATGGGGAATGCCAACAATTAATGGTAAAAAGGCAGTAACATTCAGAATACCTAAAAAAGAAAACTTAAAAGAAACTGCATCCAATGGTGGGTTTAGAGGACAAGATGAGCCTGATACATCATTTGTAGCAGATGGACAACCTAGAATATTGAATAAAGCTAAGCCTGAAGGTTGGTATAAGCAAGGTGGATATACTCAAATGGATACTCCTAAAGCAGACGCTATGAGAGGTAGGGGAAAATCAAAAGATACAGAAACTCAATTCAGAAAAGCATATTATAAACTTAAAAATGTAACACAAAGTACATTAAACCCAGCCGATGACCCATTTAAGGTAGAAGACTGGCAGGATGCATATAGAGAAAATCCTAACGAAAAACCTAAAAGATTTTGGGAATTGCCTGATAATCAAAAAAATACAATAATTTCAAAAGAAGATATTAAAGAAATAGTTTCCGATTTTGATTCTATATTAGATGAGATGGGACTTGGTGGTGGAGCTGGTGTAGGTTTAAGTTTGCCGGGTGGATATATTAATGGAGCACCAAAAGCTGATGATGTTAAGAAGGTTAGTAAGAAACTTAACAACAAAGGAATGAGTGGTTATGAAGAAATTGATGAAGATAATATTCCTGGTGGTTTGGCAAAAGGATTGACACTAAACGATATTGCGGAGAAGCATGGTGTTAGTGTTGATATTATGGTAGCTCAATTTAAAAAAGGAATATCAGTTGAAATGGAACATACAACCGATAGAGAGATTGCAAAAGAAATAGCATTAGACCATTTATTTGAAGACCCTAAGTATTACGATAAGTTAGCTAAAATAGAAAATCCAACAAACGAAGGATTAAAAGATTTAGAGAAAGAACTTGTAGTATTATATAATAAGGCTTTTAAGATGATGCCAATGTCTCCGGCACAAATGAAAGTTAGAGCTGAGATAGACAAACTTAAAAAACAAATAGATTCATTAAAGAAAGAATCAGTAAACGAATCATTATTATTAGAAGGTGGGGCTTATGGACATATGAATCATCCGTTTGATATTGAAATGAATCTTACATTTGGTGATTTAAAACAAATTGTGGTAAGAGCACTTAATGGTGATTTAGAATTAGCAAGAGAGAAGACTGATGGACAGGCATTGGCAGTTAGTTGGGTAAATGGGAGATTGGTTGCGGCTCGTAACAAATCACACCTAAAGAACAAAGGGGCTGGTGCTATGACAATAGGACAAGTAGCAGATAAGTTTGCTGGTAGAGGTGGATTAACCGATGCTTATAACTTCGCTATGCAAGATTTATCTAAAGCAATTGCAGCCCTATCAGAATCTCAACGTAAGAAGATATTTAAGGATGGTAGTTCGTTTATGAATTTGGAAGTAATATATCCAACCTCTGTAAATGTAATCCCTTACAATCAACCCCTATTGGTATTTCATGGTACATTTGATTATGATATCGATGGTACTATTGTAGGTGAGAACCAACAAGCGGCATCTATATTAGGTGGTATGATTAAGCAAGTAAATGCACATGTTCAATCTAAGTACACAATACAAGGACCTCCAATAAGCAAACTTCCTAAATCAGAACACCTTTCTAAATTGCAAGGGAAGTATTTAGGAATGATTTCTAAATTACAATCTGAATTTGCATTACATGATTCGGATGGTGTTGCTGATTATCACCAAGCTTGGTGGACTGACTTTGTAGAAAAGAAAGCTAAGAAATTAGATTATCAACAAAAAATAGGATTAGTTAAGAGATGGGCTTTTGGTGACAAGAGTTTCCGTATAGCAACAATAACTGATGACAAGATAAGAGCTTGGGCTGACCAAACTGATAAGCAGGACCAACAAAAAATAGGAAAGCAAAACCTAATGAGATTTGAGGAGATATTTTTAGGAGTTGGTGCGGATGTATTATCCTTTATGGACTCGGTTCTTACAGCAAACCCTGATAGTGCTAAAAGACAAATGGTAGCTCGTTTACAATCAACTATATCTCAAGTAAAAGCAAGTGGAGACCCTAAGAAAATTGAAAAATTAAAATTAGAATTATCTCGCTTAAATGCACTTGGTGGATTTGAAAAAATTGTACCAAATGAAGGTATTGTATTTGTCTATGGTGGTAACACTTACAAATTAACAGGTGCATTCGCACCCCTAAATCAAATTTTAGGAATATTTTTCGATAAATAATCGTTTTCTGAATTTTGATATACTTATATATACAAATATATCGTAAGTAATATGGCAAAGGAATTCAATAAAAAGTTTATGCACCCAACGCGTAGAAAGTTGGTAGATATGGTAATGCATGGTGCTGAATATGAAAAAGAATCATTTATTTCATTTTCTGGAGCAGATAAAGAAATTATAAAACGTAAAGTTGGTGAAAAATGGACTGATGAAGATGGTAAGTCTTGGGAGCAATTAGAAGCAGGTAAAGTACAAACATCAGAATTGGGTGATATAATGGCCGAAACAAGAGCTTACTTAGATAAGTTAAACACTTGTAAATCGGATAAGTGTAAAACAATCAAAATAGGTAGAGTTGATAAAAAGTTAATATCTAAAACTGGATATTGTTTACATTGTCTTACATTAAGAGAAGCCCAAATAAAATATGATGGATTGTGGGAAGCCTATGAAGATTATAAAATATTTTCTAATATGATTGCATATGGTAACGATGTAGTGGCTCAATTTAAACAAGCATACAAAGATGCTAAACAAACATATGAAGTAGTTCAAGAAGATGGCAAGATTGAAACTTGGAGTATGGAGAGAGATGTTGAAGAACTTAAAGCAGAAATCCTTTTGGAGATTGTTAAATTTGAAGGTGAGATTGAACAGGCTACAAAACTAAGAAATGAGGCTTACGATAAATTAAAAGATAAAAATTACGATTTAGTAAGACCACTTAACGATTAGTATGAGTACTGGTATAACACAAAAAAAATCTCTAAAAGAGATTATTGCAGAAGAATACAAAAAGTGTGCTACTGACCCAATACACTTTATGAAAAAGTATTGTATGATTCAGCATCCGGTGAGAGGTAAGATACCATTTCACCTATTTCCATTTCAGGAAAAGACTCTAACACAATTCGCAAGTAATAGATTTAATATAGTTCTAAAATCACGTCAAACTGGTATTTCAACCCTATCGGCTGGATATGCACTTTGGAAAATGATATTCAATGGTGATTTTAACGTATTGGTTATTGCAACAAAACAAGATGTTGCAAAGAACTTAGTAACAAAGGTTAGAGTGATGCATGAATTACTTCCTAGTTGGCTTAAGAACGGGTCTATGGAAGATAACAAACTTTCCCTTCGTTTAAATAATGGTTCTCAAATTAAGGCTATTGCTAGTTCTCCTGATGCAGGACGTTCTGAAGCATTATCACTTCTAATATTTGATGAGGCCGCTTTCATTGATGATATTGATGAGATTTGGGTGGCAGCTCAATCAACACTTTCAACGGGTGGTAGTTGTATTGCCCTTTCTACTCCAAATGGTGTGGGTAATTGGTTTCACCAAACTTGGTTAGGAGCTGAAGAAAGTAGAAATCCATTTAATACAATCAGATTGCATTGGACAGTACATCCTGAGAGAGACCAAAAATGGAGAGACCAGCAAGAGGAATTATTGGGATTAAAGAAAGCAGCGCAAGAGTGTGATTGTGATTTTGTAAGTTCTGGTGAAACTGTAATTGAACCCGAAACCCTAATGTTCTATAAAGAAACATACATTCAGGACCCAATTGAGAAAGGTGGATTTGATGGAAACCTTTGGAAATGGGAACATGCTGATTATAATAAATCTTATATGGTTGTGGCTGATGTGGCCAGAGGTGATGGTGGGGATTACTCTACCTGCCATGTAATTGATATTGTAAACGCAACTCAAGTTGCGGAATATAAAGGTAAAGTTGATACAAAGGATTTTGGAAATTTCTTAGTAGCACTTTCAACCGAATACAATGATGCTTTGCTTGTTGTGGAGAACGCTAATATTGGTTGGGCAACAATTCAGCAAGTAATTGATAGAGGATATAAAAACTTATTTTATATGAGTAAGGATTTAAAGTATATTGATATCCAACATCAAATGACAAATAAATACAGGTCAGAAGAAAGAGGATTGGTAGCTGGATTTTCAACTACTTCTAAGACTAGACCTTTAATCATATCTAAATTAACCGATTACTTCAGAGAGAAATCAGTTATAGTTCGTTCTTCTCGTTTAATAGATGAGTTATTCACATTTATCTATATGAATGGTAGAGCAGAGGCTATGAAAGGTTATAATGATGATTTGACAATGGCATTTTCAATAGGATTATGGGTTAGAGATACCGCACTTAGATTAAGACAAGAAGGTATTGATTTAACTAAAAGTGCGGTTGGTGGTATTACATCAAATACTTATAATGGTATTTATGGTGGTGGAAGTGGTAGAGATGATAACCCTTGGAAAATGAGAGTTGGCGATGGATTTGAAGATTTATCCGAATGGTTGTAGTGTTTTGATATTTTACGATATTTATGTTATATAATGTCAAAATAGGATTTTGTAGAAATTAATAATAAATTATGGCAGAACAAGAATTAGATGATAGAAGTTTTTTTGGTAGGTTAAAGAAGTTATTCTCAACCCAAGCTATCGTAACTGTTGATAAAGATGGTAAACGTAAGGTTGTTGATACTGATGACCGCCAAATGAATACAAACTTCGTAAATCTTAGAGATAGATATACAAAGTTACAAAGGTCTTATTATGAGACTAATCAGGGTGCACAATCAATGGCATATCATCAAGTTCGTAGAGAACTTTTTAGAGATTATGATGCTATGGATAATGACCCAATTATAGCATCAGCATTGGATATATACGCTGATGAATCTACTACAAAAAATGAATATGGTGATGTATTACAAATTAAATCATCAAATGAGAATGTAAGTGCAATACTTCATAACTTATTTTATGATGTAGTTAATATAGAATTCAATTTATGGCCTTGGGTAAGAAACTTGGTAAAATATGGTGATTTCTTTTTAGCATTAGAAATAGCAGAAGGTAAAGGTATTATAAATGTAACTCCATATTCAGTATATAATACTGAAAGATTAGAGGGTACTGACCCAGCTAATCAAAACTATGTTAAGTTTAAAGTTGAATTAGATAGATTTGGTAAGAAGGAATATGAGAACTATGAAATGGCTCACTTCCGTTTACTTTCAGATACAAACTTTCTACCATATGGTAAAGCTATGATTGAAAATGGTCGTAGAGTTTGGAAGCAATTATCACTTATGGAAGATGCGATGTTAATCCATCGTATTATGAGAGCTCCTGAAAAAAGAGTGTTCAAAATTGATATTGGTAATATTAATCCACAAGAGGTTGATAACTATATGCAAAAAATTATCAACAAAATGAAGAAAACTCCGTTTGTTGATAAAAATAGTGGTGACTACAACTTAAAATATAATATTCAGAATCTTACTGAAGACTTTTTCTTACCTGTTAGAGGTGGAGATAGTGGTACATCAATTGAAAACTTAGCTGGTTTAGATTATGCAGCAGTTGAAGATATTGATTATTTAAAAGCTAAATTATTTGCCGCATTAAAAGTTCCAAAGGCTTACTTATCTTATGATGAGAATGTTAATGGTAAGGCTACATTAGCTGCAGAAGATGTTCGTTTTGCTAGAACTATCGAAAGAATTCAAAGAACAATCGTTAGTGAATTATATAAAATAGCAATCGTTCACTTAGCTGGACAAGGTATTGATGATGCAGAAATGACAAACTTCCAACTTACTTTAACTAATTCATCTACAATATATGAGCAAGAGAAAGTAAACTTATGGAGTGAGAAAGTGAGATTAGCAACGGATATCAAAGGAATGAATATGTTATCTACTGATTGGGTATATCATAATATATTTGGTATAAGTGAGGATGAGATGGATACTGAAAGAGCTAAGATGATATTAGACCTTAAAGACCGTTTCAGATACAATTCAATTGAACAGCAAGGACAAGACCCAGCAAATCCACCTGAACAACAAAATGTAGAGGAGGAGATTGAAAAAATGAAGCAGGAGATTGTTGATAATAAAGGTGGTAGACCAAAAGAAGGTAATACTTATGGTAAAGATAAACATCCATATGGTAGAGACCCATTGGGAAATAAAGAAAATGAGAAAGAACGTAAAAGAGAAACTCGTTCAATCGAATCAAGTAAAAAATTGGCACGTGAATATATTAACGGAATTTCAGCAAAAAAGAAGATTTTAAGTGAAAAAACGGAAAAATCTGACCTTTTAGATGAAAATAACCTGTTAGATGACACCAAATTTTAATAAACATTAAAAAGTTTATATTTATATGTGTTAGTTTATAGACATTAGGTTAAATATAGGGAAATAAATGAAAAAAATAAAACATTCTAAGGTTAAGAATACTGGAGTGTTATTTGAGCTTTTAGTAAGACAGATAACATTAGAAGTACTTAATGGTGATAAGACAGAAAATGCAAAAAATATTGTAAAAGAATTTTTTGCTTCTGGTACTGAATTAAATAAAGAATTACGTCTTTATGATTTACTATTAAAAGAAAAATATAATTCTGAAAGTAAAGCTGAAATGTTTGTAGATACTGTATCACAAGCACATTCTAAATTAAACGAAGGTAAACTTGTAAAAGAAAAGTATAATCTTATTAAGAAAATTAATGAGAAATTTGAATTAGAACAATTTCTATCTTCTCCTATAACTAACTATAAAGTATTAGCTTCAATATATAAAGTATTTGAATCTAAAAATTCTGAAAACTACGATATTAAGGATATATTCAATTCTAAAGTAACTCTTATTGAAAATATAATTTCAAGACCCCCTTTAGTAAAAACTAACAAAACTGAAGATTCTAAATTAATAGAAACCTATAAACAGCAAGATAAAGACCTAAGATTATTAACCTATAAGATTCTTGTTGAAACTTTCAATAAAAAATACACAAATTTAGATGAAAAACAAAAAGGCTTGTTAAAAGAGTATATTAATAACATGTCTAATACAACTAAATTTAAAGATTATTTAGCAGTAGAACTTCCACAAATTGTGAAAGAATTAAAAACAATTAAATCTAAAATATCAGATAAAGTAACTACAATTAAATTGTCAGAAACTATTTCTGTTTTAGAAAAAATGAAAATTGGTAAAACTGTAACTGATAATAACGTTTCATCTATAATGCTTTCTTATGAATTAATTAAAGAATTAAAATCAAAGGTAAATGTCAAATAGATTAAAAGAAATAATTAGAGGTATAGTTAAAGAAATCCAATCTGAAAAAGAATTGGAGGAAATGTCTGTAACTGGCAATGTAGCTGGATATGATACTCCTAATGCATTTTCTAAACCTGGTCAAACTGCAAAGAAAAATAAAAGATTAGCTAGTGTAACTGGTGGTGAAGTTGTTGATGATTTAGAAGAAGGAATAACAAGTAGTGCTGGTGCACCATTTTCAAAACCATCCGAAATTGCTGGTAAAAACGCTAAATTAGCTAAATTATCTGGAGCAACTGTTGTTGGTGAAGAAAAGGATTGGTTGAAGAACGATGTTCCTGCTAATTCTAAAAAACCATTAGAAATTAAACCAACTGCAACTGATTGCAGTGATTCTGGTGAAATTGCAGATAAGAGTGGTATGGTATTGGCAAAAGATGATGATGAGGCTAGCTTAAATGAAAATCGTTGGGTAGCATTAAAAAAAGAAGATGGTTCTGCAAAAGCTAAAATAGGTAAAGGTATAACATCTATTAAACAACAATTAGGTGAAGTTGAAAAATTCGTTAATTGGTATTCAAAGTTAAAGACTGAGAATGGTGTTACGAAAGATGATTACTATAAAAGAACGCACAAAAGTTTACATAAAATAAAAGAGAGATTAATGAATCTTTCAGAAAAAATTAGAACTTTATAATATGCCAGCAGTATCTAAAGCACAACAAAAATTTATGGGTATGGTTCATGCAGTACAAAAAGGAGACATGGAAGCACCATCTAAAGAAGTTGAGAAAGCAGCTGATAGTATGACTGATAAAGATGCAAAGGATTACGCATCTACATCACATAAAGGTCTACCAAATAAAAAAGAAAGTATGAAAATCACTAAAGAAAGACTAAAAGAATTAGTTAAGGAAGTAATGACTGAAGAATCTGAATATCAGGCATTCTTTCAAAAGGCTTTAGATAAAGCAGGTAAAGGTATCAATGATATGAATGATGATGAAAAGAAAGCATTCTTTAATAAAATTGATTCTGCTTGGAATGGTAAGGGTGAAAAGAACGAAGCATTAGTTGGTGGGCAAAAAGAATTGGATGTTGATAAAGATGGTGACATTGAAGCAGATGATTTAGCAGATTTAAGAGCTTCAAAAAAAGAATCTATATCTACTGAATTACCAACCGCTACAATTCCATCGACAATTAAAATGAAATTATCTCAAGCTATTGATAAAATAAAAGATGCTAAACTTAGTAATGTTCAAAAATTACAATTAGTAGCACAAGTTGTTGATAGTTTAGGTATTGATAAAACTCAATTAGGTACTATTGCTAATAAGATTAGAAGCAAAATGGAATCTAAAAAATAAGAATATAAAATGAAATCACTCTTAATAGAAACAAACCTATTCGAAGGTAAGGTA